GCAATACACCTATTACAATCGGACAAAGATACTATCGCAGAAATGTTAAAAGATCTTGGTATGAAGAATGTCAGGGCACACAGGATATGGAGAATGTCTGAAGAGTATCTTGGCTGGGATGGTGAGGACGCAACAGAATTATTTGGTATAGGTAAGTATGGTAGTGACAGCTACAGGATATTCTATAAGAATGAGATGCCGGATAACATACAGGACAAAGAACTAAAAAGATATGTCAGAGAGGAGTTACATGGATAGGATACACGGATACTATTACGACGGTGAGACCCAGTGGGTAATGTACGAGGACGAAGATGGTTATATCGAAATGATAGAAATGGAGGAAGATGATGAATGATAGATTGAGAAATGTCATGGAGATGAGATACAAGGCCGAGATCGAGGATGCGAAGTACAAGATCGAATTGTACAACACGCAAGAATTACTGATCCCGGACCACGCTAACATCACAGATGAGATCGATAAGCTGCTTCACCAGATAGGTTTGGCAGAGGAAAAGATGGCAATATTGGAGCTACATTATGGCAAGATTAAGGCAAAGAATGTATTATAATTCGACACCTGGGGTGTCGAATGGGTGTCGATTGGGTGTCGCAAAGGTGTCGCAAATTCAAGGTGACATGGGTTTGTTCACTGTTTGGACCAAAAAATTCGACACTTGCGATACCCTTGCGATACCCTTGCGAGGGGGGGGGTGTCGAAAAATAAGTGTTGTGTACCAACGCTTATAGGTCAATTTTGGCATTTGCGATACCTTTTCACTTTTTTTTATTTTTTAGCGCAAGAAAAAAAAATTTGCCCATTTAGGTGTCGAAAGTTGAATTGTGTCAAGAATGTGGCAGCTAGACTGATTGGAGCACATGTGATAGTAAAAATTTATGCCTAGGAAAAGACGAAAAAGAATTGCAACTGATGGGGCTCCCGATATACCTTATCCGAGAGTCAGAGTGGAGTGGATTGATTGTGTCAGTGACTCTGGCTGGGCTACCGACAAAGAGTTTGATAAAATGAAATTAGCTAAACCAGTTAACGAAGGTTGGTTATATTCTAAAGATAAAAATTCTATAAAACTTTTTGCAAGTTACGATAAAGATGATAACGAAATTACTTTTGGGGATCGGACGATGATTCCTCGGGCTTGGGTAAAGAAGATTCAGAA